TTATGATGTTGTAGGTTCAACAATATGTGCCAACTTTCTAGCCACTCCAAGGAATCCGCTTGCAGTATCGGTATCGCCAAGACTAACACAAGTGAGATAGCCAGCCATGTAGAGAATAGAATCTTTCAGGATGGAAGGCAAACTGATTTTCTGTTCGGTAGTGATAGATGGAACCTGAACGTAGATGAATGCCAATGTAGCATCCTGCTTTTTACTAGTATATAGTTCGATACTCTTGCCGTTAGCCGTATGCACGATAGCCGCAATCGGTCGCTCAGGATTTCCCCTCACACCATATTTGCAGTTCTGATACTTGTAGGCATCATCACTCTCTGAAATGATTTCGGCAGGACGGTTCCAGCCTTCTGCCTTCACAGAAAGGATTCTCAGCATATCGGTAGGCAAAACCATCTTACCCACGTAATAGCCGCCATTGCTATCCGTCCACGTTACAGCATTCGTACACGAAGTACCTTCCACCATATCCTCAGGAGCATCCGAAAGAATGATTCTTGCTGCATCTACGATTTTACTCTCAATAAGTTCTGCTTGCGAGAGTGTATCAGAATCGCTAGGAGCCAGCAAACCAGCAGACTCTTGGTTTCTATCCAAGAGCACCTTCACCTCTTTCACTAAATCAGATACAGCATATTCTACCATTACTCTAAACCTTCTAGTTCAACACCATTTTCTTTAGCAATCGCCAAGATGTCTTCCTTGGTCTTCATCTTGGAACGGCTCACACCATAGGTCTCAGCCAGATAGTCCTTGGCATCCTCAACGTCTGTCACTACGTGGGTCTTCTTCTCGTCAGCCACCTTCTTCTTTGCCTTGGCAGCAGCCTTCTTCTTAGCTTCCGCAGCTTCCTTCTTCTCGTCAATACTCTCCACCAAGAAGAACTTGTCGTTGAACCAATAATGAGACTCGATAGCCTTCTGTACCTTTGGGTCTCTTGTCATATAGATACTACAGCCCATAGTCTTACCCTCAAAGACGATACGCATTCGCTCGTCACCTACCATAACGCTGAATGCCAAATCAGTACCTGCTTGATATTTATTAAACATGATTATACCTTATTATATATGTGTTACTAAAAAAGGGATGGGGCTAGTGCCCACACCCCTCACTATTTGATGAATAAATTTGCAATTCTACCTGCTTTTAGGCAGCAGCCTTGATTTACTATGCATCAGAAGAGTCCTCTGTTGCATGAACCGCAGCAAGGCGCATACGAGCGTGTGCCTTAGGGTACTTCAAGTACAGACAAGCTACCTCCTGAATAACTACTGCATCGGTGTTACGGATGCCAGCCTTCTTCAAGTCGAGCACGTTACGTGTCCAAGACAAGTGTACTCGCTTAACCAAGAACTCTGGGTCAAGGGCAAAGCCGCAGTCACTCATGCCGAAGATGTCAAACAACTCAGAGTGAATCATCAACACCTCACCGAAGTCAGTCTCCCAACTCTTGAACTTCAAGTCCCAAACCTCAACGGTGTCCTTCAAGCGGAACTTGTCAGAATCAATCTTACTGAATGCGCTCACGAAGTCTGAACCAGCGATAATCACCTTGCGCTTGTTGCCGATACCTGTACCAACAAACAAGTCTTTTGAAATGTCAACCAACTCCAAATCAGTAATCACTCGTTCATTCTTGCCGTAGCCCTTCTTAATATCGTCAGCAGTAGCAACATGACCTACCTCAATATCCTTACCAGCCATCCACCAAATACCCTTGGTAAACCACTGGGCAGAGTTGTTCTTGGTAGTATGCTTGATACAAGCCATATCACCGAAGAGATAAGTACCTTCCATCGCAAGACGCATATCATAGATACTATCCTCCTCGATGTCAGAGAAATCCCAGTCTACTCGCTTAGCAGCAATCTTATTAAAGGTACTCTCCTCAACCTGAATCATGAAGTTCTGGCAGTACTGAATCTCAGAATCAGGAAGGTTGTTGAAACGACCCGTCTGAACGTCCAACTCACCGCAACTCTTCGCCATACGGATAAGTACCTGCCCCTTCTTTAAAACAGGAATGCCGATAGCCTGTTTTGTGACCAACTCGCCATTTACAGCATACACAATAGGATAACCCTCTGTATCTTTACCGCAAACGCAAAGTTCCAAATCAGGAGTAGGAGCATCTGTAATGGTTGAATAAGCAACACCCTTATAGTTTGTAATCGCCTTCACACCTACCACTCGGATGGTATCATCCAGAGTAAACATTTCAGGGTCTTCTACCTTCAATACCATAGATGTACCAGTACTCTTCAGGGTATCCTCCTTGACGGTTGTCTTGATAGGACGTGTACCGATACTCCAATACTCAACTACAAACGAACTAGCAGACTTGGTTGTCGCATAGCGTGAAATCTGGTCAACTGGAGTAGCCATCGGACGAATCTTGGTAATCTTGTCGTTGATGTCGTTCTCATAGAACTCCGTGCCATTCTCGTTATAATGCTCTCGACCCTTGCCCTCAGTAGCAATACCATCATTCTGACGAGCCGCACCGCCATTGCCAGCATCATTGGCAGCAGTAGCACCACCAGCTTCCGCAGCGTGACCACTCTCGGTAGTACCGCCATCAGGCAGAGCCGCCTCAGCCATGATAACCTGACCATTCACTCCAAAAATAACTGCCATGACCATCAGAAAGACGGAAAGCAGCCGATTAAATGTACTTTTCTTCATTGTTATCCTAAATTAATTAAACATTATATATTATCTTTTTACCTTTTCTCATTATCGAATGTGTGTTCTCTTCTCGTTGCCACGCTGCCAGATATTACCCCTACGTGATATTCTACCAACAGCACCAAGGTCAGGCTGATTATCCGTAGGCTTGGTCTCCGCATTAGCGGAATCAAGGTCAGCAGTACCATCGCCCTTCTTTCTCAGTTCAAGGTTCTTTACGTGCTTGCTGTTCTTGCCACGAACCTCACCCTCATGGGCAGCATCAGCCACATCGGTATCATGGTTCTTTGCCTTGATGAAATCAGTAATCATTTCCTCAGTAAACTTACCAGTCACCACATTACGCATAGTCTGAAAACACTGGTCGATAGCATCGTTCACAGCTTCCTCGCCATACTTCTCTTCCAACTTGTCAAACACCTCATAACTGGAAGGCATATTCTTGTCATACTCCTCCTGCAATTTCTTGCCGTTGGCAGCATTCTGCAAGAACTCCGACTGAGCCGATGCAATCTCATCTGCATTGTCAGGGTCTGAATAGTAATCAATGGCATCCTCACCATGGGTACGAATCAACTCGGCATAAGGACTCTTGCCAGCCTTCATCGCCTGAAGGAAGGTAGCCGCCTCAGGGTCGCTACCCAGCCAATCGCCCATAGCCTTTTCGTTATCCTTGTAAACCTGCAAAGCCTTCTGGTCGGCATCATAATCATCATTGATAGCTCCATACATAGCTTCATCATCCGCATACTCAGTATCAGGATGGCGGGTCTTCAAACGCTCCAAAGCCAAGTCTCTCTTGGTCTTGGTATCTTGCTGTTTTGCAGCACCAGCATTCTGCTCAATATTTGTATTTTCGTCCATATATATATGTGTATATTTATAAATCAATGCCCAAAATTAATGCTTTTTTCCGATTTTCATCTTTTATCCGTTAATTTAGTCTAATCGGATGCGACTAATTCAATACTTTTTTGTATATTTGCAGTGTCAGATATGAAATATAAGGATTCACGATGCTATTATATACAGGAACGTGATGCTGATTTATTGAGGGCTTACAAAGAAATTATTAATGTAAGAGACAATATCAGACTCTCAGAGATTGAGGAAAAGCTAGCCCAATCTCCGAGCAGAAGATTTTGGGTTTCAGAAGACCGTGCTTATATAGTCATATTAGACTTACTGAAAGGAAAACCTCTTGATAACATGATTCCTACCCGAAAGGAAATGTATCAGGAAATTTTCAGACGATTCCAGATTCATAAGAGTAATGAGCCATATCTGAGTAATATGGATATTATCAAACGTGTATGTGCTGAAAAAGCACCCAGTTTCTATTTGACTCCTCAAAGCATACACGTAATTCTTAGCAGGGTGAGAAAGGAGGAGAAGCAAAGATGCTACGAGAGACGAAAGAGAAGATTGCGCTTTATGCTGGGTACATCATAATAATGTGTATCACTTTTCTTGGATATGATGGCATGGGTCTCTTTGACGATTGTTCTATTCAGAACCGACTAAGCTACCCTTTCTTTCATCAGAACATCTTTCATGCTGCCATCAACCTTTATGTTTTCCATCAATGCTACCGAGCCATCCCTTGTGGCATCGGTCACTTGGTGGCATTCTATCTCATAGCCATCAGCTATCCATTCACCTCATCCGTGCCAATCATCGGTCTCAGCGGATTTATCTATGCTTACATGGGCTTTATCGCCCCCTACGTGGAGAATAAGGTAAGATACAATCTCACCATTCTCCTATATATCTGTGTTGGAATCTTCTTCCCTTGCATGGCAGTTGGAGTCCACATCTATTGCTATGTACTTGGTCTGTTGTGGGGTTATTTAAATGCACCGCTATGCCAAGACAAATAACCGCCAAGCTGACTGATGCTGTAGACAAACACGTATTGGGCATCCTGAAAGAAAACGAGAAACGCATCAAGGAAATCAACACACCCTTCAATCCTATCAAGGGTGAAGGTTGTGGAGATAAGCGATTCCTGCTCTTCCTTCCTGATTTCCCGATTCAGAGACAGCAACTTCCAGTTTCGATGAAGAAGATTCCGCTCGTCAAGATGCTCATAGAATTGGGTAGCTGCAAGGCGGTAATCGAGGAACTGCACAAGGATATAGACGAGCCGTACAACCTAGAGGAAGAGATTGAGCAACTGGTGGAGCAGTTTACTCGCATCAGGATGAAACACGACCCTTTCTTCTTCTTTGCCACATTCATCTATATCAAGCCGAAAGGTGGAGGTCTCCCCTTCCGCTTTGTGCTCAGAAGACCGCAGCGAAGATTGCTCAGGTGGCTGGAGGAGCGAAGAAAGAAGAATCGCCCTATCCGTCTCATTCTGCTGAAAGCCCGACAATGGGGAGGTTCTACGGTCATTCAGATGTACTTCCTCTGGCTGCAACTCATGTGGCAGAAGGGTCTCAACTCGCTCATCGTGGCTCAGGTTAAGGACACAGCAGAGACCATTCGAGGTATGTTCGAGGAAGCTCTGAAAAACTTCCCTACCAAGTTCCTCTACGAAATGGGAGAAGCGTTCTCTGAGAACGAACCGAAGTTTGTTGGAGTGGGAACATCAGGTAATGTAAAGAAGGTTCCTCAGCGATTCTGCAAGATTAAAGTGGGTTCCATGGAACGACCGTTGTCAGCCAATGGTGAAGACTACAACTTGGTACACCTTTCTGAGGTTGGATTGTGGAAAAAGACAGATGGAAAATCTCCTGATGAGGTAGTACAGAATGCAACCAATGGTATCTTGTACCGACCATACACGATGATTGCCTATGAATCCACCGCCAATGGTACTGGCAACTTCTTCCACAAGGAGTGGCTTGCCGCCAAAAAGGGACAATCTCAGTTTGAGCCGTTCTTCGTTCCTTGGTACGAGATATACGATATGTATCATCTTGAATTTGAGAGCAAGAAACAGAAGGTGGAGTTTGCCAAATGGTTATACGAGAACCGCAACAATACCAATACGATGTCCGACCGAGAAGAGCCATGTACCTATCTTTGGAAGTTATGGACACTGGGTGCTCCACTGGAAGCCATCAACTGGTATATTGCCGAGCGTAAAAAGTTCACCGACCATGCCGACATGGCTGCTGGCTACCCTACCGATGATATTGAAGCATTCAAACATTCAGGAGCCAAGGTGTTTGCCGAAGACAAGGTAGACAAGTTCCGCAAGGGATGCCGAGCACCTAAGTTCATCGGTGATGTTTATGGTGATGGCTACAAGGGCAAGAAGTGTATGCAGAATGTCCGATTCTGTGAAGACAAGCAGGGGCAGTTATGGATATGGAGCAAGCCTGAGACCTTTGATGATTGTAAGGTGATAAACCGCTATCTGGTTGTAGTGGATATTGGTGGACGTAGCAAGAATGCCGACTGGTCTGTTATCTGTGTCTTCGACCGCTATTGGATGATGGAAGGTGGCAAGCCGTATGTGGTAGCCCAATGGTATGGGCATATTGATATGGACTTGCTGGCATGGAAGGCGGCTCAGATAGCCAAATACTACAACGATGCTCTGTTGGTGATTGAATCCAACACCTTGGAGACGAAAGACAAGGAGCACATCTTGGAAGGTGGTGACCAGTCTGAGTTCATCCTGAATCAAATCAAGGACGTATACGACAACCTCTATGCACGCAAGCAGAGTGAATCAGACATCAAGAATAAGGTTCCAGTGAAGTACGGATTCCATACCAACGTGGCAACCAAGCCAATGGTTATCTCAGTATTGGTTCAGGTTATCCGTGAACAACTCTATGTAGAGCGAGACGATAGATGCTTAGATGAATATCTCACCTACGAGAAGAACGGAACCGTATACGAGGCAGCAGACGGAAAGCACGATGATTTGCTCATGACCAGAGCCATCGGACTCCACATCTGTTTCAATGAAATGGAAATGCCTAAGATGATACAGATTCAGGCAAGAGTAATGAGAAGAAAGGTTTCTGTTTCGGCAGCAACCATCATATAGTTTCAAACAATAATAATTATGATTATGAAAGTAACAAAGATTTTCAAGCGCATCAAGTGCGAAATCATGTACCGCCAAGCTACGGCTAAGGCAGACTACGCATCAAAGAAGAACAATGGTGAAATCTTCTATGTCCTTCCTACGCAGAAGGGCAACCTCATGATTATGAATCGCTCACTCTTTGAGGCATTCAAGAAGTCCAAACTGGTAGACAACGACATGAAGGTCAGAGACCTCTTCAAGGATTGTGTCTACCATACTAACTGCAAGAGTGAGAAGGGAAAGCGCAGCCGCAAGCGCAAATTTCTCATATGGAAGGGCTTAATCTAAAATTTTTCTGCCCTAAATAAACGGATAAAAGATAGGTGGAGAAAATTCTGCCTATCTTTGTCTATTATTAATAATGTATACGTATATGGATATTTATAAGATTGTTAAAGGTAACAGCTTCGACCTTTTCATCAAGCTTCAGAAAGCCTACATCAGCAAGAATAAGCAGATGTTGGAAGATATTGACGTAGCAGCCATCAGTAATCTAGAAGTACACCTTACTGATGCCTTTGGAGAGTGTGTAGCAAAAATGCCTTTTGTTCAGAGCGGAACAAATAATAGTGAAGTAGAACCGAGTGATATATGTGTCAAGTTCCCACCATTTCTAGAGGAAGGACTATATGGTATTACCATTCGAGGCAAATACAATGGAAACGACATCTGTAGCATTGAGCACCGCCTTTTCCGCATCGTGGAGCGAAATGGAAAGTCACATATTCCTCTCGGCATCGTAGAGGGTGAAATGGGAGGTATGTACAATGCGAAGTACTGGATAGAACTGAACAATCAGAATGATGCTGATGTGGACGATACAAATGTATATCTGGAATCTTCACCTTCTGTTATAGCTTATGATGGAACAGAACACACCATTAAACTCTCATGGCAAATTAGGAAGAATGGTATTGATGCTATTCCCGACAATATTAAGATTATTGACGGAAGTAATGTCATTGAGCCTAAGACAACTGATACGTCAGTCAATGTTTTACGTTCACAAGTAGGTTCATACGCATTCCATATCATAGTCACGCTGAACGGAAAAATATATAAAGCAACTGCTTTTGTTAAAATCGGTGCAAAGACTATGTATGGTGCATCATCTTTATCAGATGCAAACGAACTAGACCTATCTGTACTGAACGGAAGTAATACTTCTTTGGTCAATCAGACGATAACGGTTACCACAACAGATGAAAACGATGTAGTTTGGTTTATTTCAGACACTCCATTACAATTCATTCAGGGAAACATCGAAGCTGATTTCCACGAAACGATTATTGGTGCATTATATTATTATAATTCAGACCCACTTATTGCTGGTGACAATACTTATACAATAAAAGCAAAATAAATATGGTAAAATTAGGTAGCACGCTAGAATCTTCAAGAAAAGACAAAAGGCTAGCAAATTCAGATAATATATATGACAAGAGACTAGGCAAGATGCAGGAAGAAATCAACCAAGAGGTTTCTTCTCTATCTCCAGTTGACGAAGAAGACCTTACAAGGTCATACAATGATAACGGACGTTCTGTAACCAAATTTGCTGACCGCTCTTATTCTCCTCAGAATTTCAGCGGCAAGGGCTATAAGATTCTTCGTAAGAATATCAAGCCAGTCTCTCTTGCCGTCACAAAAATAATAGTATCATCAGTCCCAACATCTGATGGTTACATATCTTTCATCATCAATGGTGTAGAAAGCCATGTAGATGTTGTAACATCATCTGATACAACAACGGATAAAGTAGCAGATAAGATAGCTGCAAAATTTTGTAAAACCATGACAGAATATGAAGTATCTAAATATTCTTCAACAATTACCCTTACCCGAAAGTTTGGTGGTGAAGTCTCCACAGCATCATCTTTTAGCGCAGTCAATACTGGTGCCTCATGTACTATTACTGACAATACCAAAATAGAGCTCCGAAACATCCTAACACCAGCTATGATTAATCAGCCTAATACTATCTATGAAATTAGATATGATTTTGACTTAAACAATAAAACTATTGATATTCCTAAAAATTGCATATTAAAATTTGAAGGTGGTGCTTTTAATAACGGATTTATTACTAACTATTATACATGTATATATCCTGAAATATTTGGAGCAATTCCGAATGACAATTTTGATTGTACAGATGCGATAAATAAAGCAGCTAAATTAGCAGAAATGACAAATACTACTTTACATTTCTCTGATGGTATTTATAAGGTTACAAAAACAGTAGATTTTAGTGCTATAAATATATGTGGAAATTGTGCCACAATAAAAGGGTATATGACTGATGAAAGTCCTATTATACATATTGACCCAAGAAAAGGTCAGCAGTGGTCTTCTTTTGACAAAAGAACTAGAATTATAGAAAATTTAATAATAGATTGTAATTCTAAAAATAACATAGGAATAAAAATATATGGAGACCAACAACTATTTAGTAATATACACATAATTCATATAGGATGGTTAGGTTTTTATTTGTTTGGAGGAACAGGTATTAAAATAACAAATATGTATATAGAAGGAGATAATAATTCTCTAGATTATTCTAAAGGTATGTGTTTGATGAGTACTGATACAGAGGTATCAAACTTAACTATTCAAAATGTAGCTACTGGTGTAATATCAGCAGGTAGTAATCAATTTACAAATGTACACACTTGGGGATATAGTACTAGAAAAAATATGTATGTGCATCTTATATGTACTGGAAGAGTTACAATAAATAATTGGTATTTTGATACGGCTCCTAGTGGTATGATAAATAATGATGACAATTGTGATTGGATTATAATAAGAAATGATAATATATTAAAAAGGCAGTATCTAGGAGGATGTGCTATACTTTGTTTAAGTGAATATAATGGGCATGTTATATCATCCAATGTATCTTTTTTTACTGGGGAAGTCCAAAAGAACCATACTCCTAAATGCATATTTATAACTAATAAAAGTGAATTTGCAAAAAAAAGTACAATATTAAATGAATCTATACCTTCAGATTGGAAACTATGCACAGATGAAGATACTAAAAACATAATTAAATTTTCAAAATATGATAAAATTACACCTCTAATTGGTACAATAAATGAAATTCCTTCAGGCAAAACTTATAATTTACAAGTAGGACAACCATATTATGCTACTGATTTATACACAATGCTGTTTTGGCAAGGACATTATTTTATTGACCCTTTAGGTGATATAGGACTTCATTATGGTGATACAAGTAGAAGACCTGATATTACAAAAGCTGAAAATTTATATTATTATGATAATGTAATTAAAAAATTATTATATGGTTCTCACGGTGTTTGGAGAGATGCTTTAGGTAACAATCCAGATTTAGCAACAAAAGGGACTACCAATAATCGTCCTACATTATTAAATTCAGATGAAGGTTTTGAATATTATGATACAACATTAAAGAAGAAGATTTTATGGAATGGAATAAATTGGGTAAATGTTGACGGAACAGCATTAATCCCATAAAGATAGAACAAAATACTCCAAAACTCGGAATAACTTGGTGTATGAAGAGCCAAAGTATGGGGAGTAAACCATATAGATAAAGAAAAAGGGTGAGTCGAAAGATTCACCCTTTTCTTTTGCAGTAAGCCTGCACCCCATAAATATTATCAATACACCTTAAAGAACTTCTCACACAGACTCCCCATCATATAGCATGGCTCTTCGCTCAGCATATCAATACCATCCTGCTCACAGATGTGCGCTACCACATGAAGAAGCTCATGACCTATTGTATTAATGATGCTGCCATCAGATTCACACTCCCCAATGGCAAGCACGCTCCTTCTTTCTGCTAGGTTAGAATAAGTCAACCCTCTATCTACACTCTCCTTGGTTAGATGCTCGTAGGCTTCCGATAAAGGATTTCCATTGCAGCCAATATCCGAAAGAGCATGGCATATCTCATCGGCATCAGCAGGCTGATAACCTATGAAACATACTATGCTCCATTCATATTTCGGAAGTTGTATTACTCTTCTCTTCATAACACGTCTTCCCAAGGGATAGGCACACCATTATGGCAGCAGTCGGCATAAAATCTGTTAAAGATAAAGCCATCCTTCTGGTCGGCATCATCCACCATGTCCTTGATGAATTGGGCTAGCTGCTCCTCATCCTTGATGGAAGACTTATAGAAGTCTGCCCTAGCCATGTTCGCCACATACACATGGTCGTAGCCTACCTTATTCTTCACCTCTATTCCCTGACCGAGCAGAAGGGAATCCACCTTCTCCTTATCCCAAAACGAGACACTTACATCACGCTTTGAGGAAGGGTCATACTTGTACATCTGCTTAACTGCCCACTCACACATTTTTTTACTGAAATGATAGCCATTGTATCTGAGATAAGAAACCATTCCCTCAGGTTTGAGGTCATACATATCCAATGGCATTCTGCATTTTCCCATATTGCTGAATATTAAAGGGAGTCTGGTTCCGACAAAAATGTCACTACCAAAACTCCCAAGTTAAACACTAGCGACCGCCACCATTGTAGCCGCCACCACCTCTTTCACCATAGCGGTTCGGGTAGTTCCAATCATCGTTGACGTTGTTGAATCTACGTCTGTTCTCACGCTCTTCACGTTCCTCACGCTCTCTTCTCCAATCGTCACGATAATCAGGCATACGCTCACCCATACGCTCCTGCTTCATCTTTTTCAGACAAGACATAGCCTTGCTGCCAAAACCAAGCATGGACTCGATGTTGTCATACAAATCATCGAACTTATCTTCTGTAATCTCAATCATTACCATAATCTTCTTACCTTTATTAGTTCTTACTGAGCTTCAAGGCATCAGACAGAAGAGATTTGATTTCGGATAGCGTACCCTTCACTCCGTTCATGTCAGATTTCAGGTTACTGATGTCCTGCTCTTGCTGCTTATCCTTGGCAATCTGAGGATTGAGTTTGGCTATTATTTCATCACATGATTCCACTACTGCCTTATTGTAGTCAACACTCTCCAAGATACCTTTTGCTTGTCTGAGCATGGAATCAACCTCTGCGCACATGGCATCACGGCTATCGCTGACAACTACACCATTAGTTCCTGAGTTGGCTATCTGAGCGGTTGATGGCAGTTTCTCGAAGTTGAGTTGCTGTTCTCCAACCTTCACCTTTACATCAACCGTTGTGTCGAAGTTCGGCACTTGGTTCGGGATGTAAGTTGTCGGGAACTTCTGCTGAGGGTCACTTACCGATATAACCTGACCGATTCTGAGAGTCGGCTTTTCTCCTCCCTTGTCTAATATGTAAAAAAGGGAATTTTGTCTTAAACCTTGAAACATTTTCTTTCTCTTTTATAGGGGCAGACATTGCTATCTGCCCCATTGTTAATACTCTGTTAGCCACCAGTTGGTTGCTGAAACCCAAGCAGTCGGATTGTTCCGCTCTTCTTGTTGATATAGGCTAGAGCTTCCGTAGGGCTTGAAAGACCCGCTCCAGTTACAGCAGAACCAGTATGGTCTACAACGGAAGACTTAGTTGTGCCAGCCGTTGTTGTTCCACTTGTAGTTCCGCTAGTAGTGCTGATGGTTGTTGCACCATTGTGTGGCACTACAATCTTGACTGGAATGGATTCGCCAGTAGTAGGCACTCCCTGATGAATCTTTAGCAGTACGATACTCTCACAAGGTAAAGCCTTGTAGCAGCTAGGATTGATACCGAAGTCTACACTCTCGTCGGTTACTTGAAGTGCATTGGTCTTCAATTCATAGATACCGCCAATATCAACTCTCTTGATAGGATTCCGTCTCCTGACCATTGGGAATAATGGGCTGAAAGGATAGTTTAAAGGGAACATAGTTACCTCCTTTCCTTTAACAACCACAACCTACGGTTGATGCTGCGTTGGCTGCAACATCACCAGCGTATGCTCCCATAGCAGCTGCTTGGAACACCTCTGGATTGTAGGTCTTCAACTGAGGATATGGTACAGATACGGTATTAGGCAACTTGCACTTGATGCCAGCTACCTCTGCTTGCAAGGCTGCAAGGGCAGCATTCACTGGAGTGATAATCTGTGCTTGGTATGCCTGCAAAGCCTGAGTCTGATGCTCGTTGGAAATCTGTGCTACAAGAGCACTATTCTTCTCACGAAGTGCATCAAGTTTGTCCTGCATTGCCTGAGTCTGCATCTGGTCGAGTTTACCCATCAAGGCAAGATGGTTAGACTGGTTGGTGTCACGCAACATCAATGCGTTGGCATTGGCATTGTCGTTGATGGCATGAGTCTGCTGGCAGATAGCCAACTTGCTCTCATAACCCTGAGTAGTGATGTTGTTATTAGTCTGGCAGCAGCAGTTTGCAATCTGCTGAGCAATCTGCATGTTACCCTGCTGCAAAGCGTTGATGGTCTGCATACCGCTCATACCAACCTGATTACCTACATTCTGAACCTGAGAAGTCAAAGCAGAAATGGCATTCTGAATCTGACCTTCGGTACAGTTCAACTGAGTGGCAAGATTACTGAGCGCATTGCGGTTGCCACCGATAGCATCCATCAGGAGACCACGACCATAGTCATTGTTAATCTCGTTAGCAAGACCACCACGACCATTATTGCCGAAACCTCCCCAGCCGTTACCTCCCCAGCCCATGAGGAAGAAAAGGAAGATTACCCACATGAACCATCCACCTTCGCCACCGAAACCATTGTTTCCCTTCATGGCAAGGAGGACATTTGGGTCAATACCCTGCTTCTGGAGCAGAGGCGCAAGAAGACCGAGCATCCCATTATTAGATGTTGAGCCTTCGTTTCCGAATACATACGTTTTACTTTCCATATTATCCTGAAATCTTTTTTGTTAAACACTAAATTATGATTCTCACTTTGTAACGTTACGAGCACAAAGATACAAATAATATGGATAGAGATTGATAAACTCGTAAAAGATTGTATAAGTGTGTGATTAGCAAAGATTTATAGTTACGGAAAAGGTCGTAAATATACAGGAGGGGCGATTGGGTCTCTCCTATATATATAATGTGTAGCTACTTCTAGAGGTTTATGCCATACTTTCGTGATAGCTTGCGGAAGAAAGCCTTCTTGTTGGCAAAGTATCGGATGAGCGACTTATTCCACTTCTTCTCATGCCCGAACTGGTCATGGATGCCTTCGGGTATCTTTCCATCGTGTACATACTTCTCAAAGGATGAGATAGACTTGCCCATTTCGTGAGCACACCATCCCTTATTGGCTTGCGTATCATTCATCATGGCAGTAAGAAGTGCCACAAGTTCCATATCTCCTTCCGACAGACCGCAAGGGATAGGCTTGCCCTCTGCTTGGGCAACTGCTGATTCATGTGCCTTATCTGCGAGAGCACGAAGTCCAGCTTCGATGATGCTGTAATTTACCAATTGCGACATAAGCATATAGAATTAAAATGAGTGTAATCAGGAACATATCACAATAGTACATTTGCTTTGTGATAACAACAGAGTCGTACATGATATGTATCACGTTAACCCCTGCGATATAGAGTATCGGGATGCGCCACTCCACGCACAATCGGTGCAATACCTGACCTTTCCAAAGGGAAATCGGATAGATGATATAAGTGATGAAATAGAAGAACCAGATAGGTTCCTCATTCTCTTCGTACCACAGTGTTATCTCCATTTTGTTGTCATAGAACTGAGATACACCATACCATCGCATAAGCATGACGAGTATAGGTGCATACTTGAAATAAAGCAAGTCCGTCTTAATCTTGCTACGTTCGGGGAGAAGTTTCGTTATCTCTCCAATTAACTTCTTGACTCGTAGGTCTTCGTCTTTATCTTTTTTCATAAGCCTTCATTTTTAAGTTTATAATGATTGGATAATCTTTTGCTGATGTAATCACCTGAGATTCAGATGTTCTTAGATGCTGCAAATATAAAAAGTAATAATGAGAACATAACAATTTAGGATATTTTTAATAGTTAAACTTTATGAATATTTACAGATTGATAGATTTACACAAGAAAAAGAGGTAAAAAGTTTCAGATTGAAAGCAATTATCCCCCGAAAGCCTAGCACTTTCAGGGGATAGTCATATATGTATTACTTCTCAGTCTTCGCCTTCTGGTTAGCCACAACTACCTTGTTAGCCTTTTCCAGCACGGAAAGAATCTTCTTTCTAAGTTCACGAATCTGTTTCATGTCCTCAGCGTTGTAGGCATCCTTGCCATCATCCAAGAAACCTTTCTTCAACTCGGAAATCTCCTGCTTATCAAGGGAAATCTCGTCAATGGCATCAATGGCAACCTTGTTGGTGTTGTAGTAGCCATCGCTCTGACTAGGAGCCGTATCAACCAAGAGGTCATAGGCAGACTTGAATCCGTTCAGTTTGGTGTAGAGTTGTTTCAGCTTCAAGTCCTCAAAATCGTCCTTCGGAGTAGCGTGAGCCTTGTATATATCCTCGGCATTCAACTTGTGAGGTCTATACTCCTCCCCACTCTCCTCAGCACGTTCCTTCTTCTTGTCTTCCTCATACTTCTTCACCTTCACATCATCCTGCTTGTACTGCTTATACTCCTCTGAGCCGTAGAACCGTTCCAGCATAGAGTAATCGCCATCCACCTTAGCTTGTTTCTTCAACTTGCTCAGGGTATTGGCTGCACGGTCGTGATTCTCCTTCATATCCCAGAACTCATCACCTTGTTTCTTAGTGACTGGTCTATCATCAGGATTGCTGACGAACTTGCTGAATAATGGAATATCAGCCACCTTGATTTCCTTCGGGTCATTGAGTGACTTGGTAAGAACACCGAGCACCTGACTGCCCATGGTGTAAGCACCACCGAGATAAGAAGACAATACATGGTCAACCACGGCAGGGTTATTCAGATTGTATCTTGGGTCACCGAAAGCATCAATACTGTTCTGCTGCACATCAGGATAGTCGTTTCCGATTGAGTTAACCATCCTTGATGCACGAACCAGCCAATCAGGAGTGCCCACGTATGCCTTGGTAAAGTTCGGGTCATACTTATTGTACTCTGTGTCCTTGAATAATGGCTTGCCAGTAAAGTCAACATTGAAAGCCAACTCAAAAACTGGACGGATTGCATTCGGCATCAGACTGACCGCAATATTTCCGTCATATCCAGTTGGGTCGAGCGGAAGCATATCCACCACCTGACCGAGCAAGTCTTCTGCATACTGACTCCAACTTTCCTCAGCCAACTCGCCACCCATCATCTTGGATGCAATCATATCACCTATTCCATAAAAGGCACGGAACTCCTGAGCAAGAGGAATCTTTATATACTCATGAGTGAACGGAACCCACATGATAAGGTTGTTTCGTCTATCCCACTTTGTGAACTGCCAGTACTTATCCTTATCATCATCACCACCCAACAGACTCATCAGGGCAGCGTTAACGATAGGAACCAGCACACCACTCGCCAACCACGATGCAGTAACAGCCGTAAACTTGAAAGGATGATGCTTAACAAGCGCACCCAAGGTCTGCAAACTCTGTACTGCTGGGTTGATGAAGAGATAGAGATTTCTAATCATCTGCCAGCCATATTCGCCAGTACCCTTTCGGTTGAAGTTCAAGGTAACGTCCTTGGCATCATTCACAGCCTCATCAATGGAACGTCCATACTGAATAGAGGTCATGTAAACCGCAAATCGGTTACTATCCTCGATTGCTCTATTCAGGAACTCGATACCATCCATGATGGTGTGCCCTACCTTTACAGGGTTCGCCTTCCATCTATCCAAATCCTTCAAGTCATTCTTGAATTTCTTCTTCAAGTCTTCCACATCAAGCGAAGAGACAAAGCCAGTCTCGCCACCATTCATCATGAAGTCATAGAACATCTGTTCCTTTGGTGTAGCGTTTCCGTTGTTTACCTTTTCTCTCAACTTGCCATTCTGATAGTCTTTCAGCATGAACCCGAGATTCCAAGAGGTAGCCAGATTCTTTCTGAGCAGATAGTTGTACTTTGCATCCTCACGAATAGCGGTAGATGCCAGCGTCATGGTCAGGTCTCGGAAGTAGTTGGAAGGGATGAAGAGAGGTGAAAGACTGGTGTAGGCAGCAGCCATCTTTCTGCCCAACCAAGCAGCAGCCCTATCCAGTTTACCGCTCTGAATCTCTCTTACTCGGTGTGCTCTGGTATTGTTCATAGCCTGAGCCAACTGAGGGTCACCATTCACATAGATAACGTACTCCTCGCCATCCTTCATCACCCTTACCTCATGTTCTCTCTCCTCGCTGTTAGTCTGAGGATAGGCAATATTCAGTCCGTCTCTCTTCTGTGTAGCATCGCCAGTCTGAGCCATCTGCTCCATCTTCTTCTCGAAAGCATCAATGGCAGCTTTCACCTGATTACTATTCATCTGAGAAGTAATCTGAGGTGTAGCAGGAATCCACTCCTCGTTGCCGTTGGCATCCGTACTCTTCACGTACCAAGCCTTGCTCAGGGTCAGCAGTGAAGTTGGATGATTCTGAGCCAATAGCATCAGGTGTTGCTTCACCCAGTTCTTGTTGTTCAGCAGGATTCCGCTCTCTGCCATATTCTCGATGTAGGCGATAGGGTCATCAGCGATAGAGGTTCGTCCGTGTGCTGTCTTCAATGTCTGATTGAACGCACCCTTGCCGCCACCAACATAGTCCCATACTTGGTCGGCAGTAGTGCCATCCCAGCCACGGAGAGGAATATAATGGCTATACATATCACGCACATACTGATAAGTATCTTTGCTCATCATGCCAGCCTTATAGCCATCACGGAGAATCTTCTTGGTAGCCGCATTCGTAGCATTCCAAAGGTCTTGCACCTCAGCTACATGACTACTCTCAATATCCCTTACCAGTTTGTGGGCAGCTTCCTCAAAGTCAGAGCCACCGAATAGAGCCGACAAGCCTGAGTAATCGTAGGCGATACCATTCTCATCATAACGATAGTCCATATAAGAAGGAGAATATTTCGTTCTGAGAGCATTATCTCTCTGTCTCCAAGTATTGAAATCCACTCTTCCAAACTCCAAATCGCTATCATTGGTAATACGGTTCATATCGCCCTTATAAGCCCTGTATGCCGCACTTCTCTGAGCCACGTCCTCATAGTCAGCTTCCAAAGACTTCTTGAAAGCCATCTGAGCATCACGCTCCAAACCATGCTTAGCCATCATGTAGATACGTACATTATCATAGCTGTCACCAAGTATCTTCTTCATCTGATGATAAGCCTTTCTCAATGGCTGCAAGAACTCATTGTTGTACTCCTCAAACTCGTTCTTTCCCTTGCCATGACTGCGGTTCTCGGCAGTATAGGCATCCTCAGCCATATTCAGGCGGTCAACACCCACTTCATTCATAATAGCTTCCTGAGCCTTACGGATAGCCAGCATACTATCTTGGAAGGCGATACGTTTCAGAACAGAGCCACGCTGCAACTCTCGGTTGAACTCTCCAAGGGCAGTATCATCACTCAGAAGATGCTGCTCGTAGGTTGGAGCAGTCTTCCACAAAGCCATCTGCTTGCGGTACTCGTCCACTCTCCTCAGGAAGTCAACGGCACTCTCACCAGCGTTACGTTGTGGGATGGTTGGTCGCTGGGCATCCTTTGGAAGATTATTATCCTTCTTCCACTGGTTCAGGTCATGCTCAAACTTGTCGTAGCGCAAGGAGAACTTGGTATTACCATCCTCAGGAGTAGTTGGGCGCAAGGTGTTCTGTAAAAGAGGAGCAATCACATGTTCCGTCAACTGGGTAGGGATTCCGTTGCCGATGATGATATGGCTCAGGTTCTCGGAGAATGGCATCTTGTAATCATCGCTCACTCCTGATACTCTAGCGAGCACTCTACCCATGGCACGATATACCTTGCCATCAGGCATCACAATCACATCACCGCTCTTGGTTCTGAGTGTTGGCAGCAGTTCGTCAGCGAAAGCATGAGGAATCTTGCCATCGGCATAGGCACTACCCATCACATACAATGGCTTGTCAATGTTTCGCCAGTCAATGCCATCAGCCTTCAAGCGAATATCCATCCAAGGAGCCACACCATTCTTCTTCTCGGTCAGGGTCGGGATAATATCAGCCACAGCTTCATACCATCCGCTCTTGCGTGCCATCTTCTTTGGTTTTTCAGGGAGTTTACCATCACGAACCGCACGGACAATCAATCTCTCTCGGTTGGTGTAGCCGCCATAGTCAGCAGCGTTATAAACATCAGCATCCCAAGTGTAGCCGTTGGCATCCAGAACATCGGTAATAATCTTCATCGCATCCGAATCCTTATAGCCCTTCACATTCTCAATGGTCACCACCTTTGGTTTCACAGCATTGATAAACTCGGCAGTACTAGCAGCAGTCTCCTTGTCAAGTTCCACCTCAGCATGGTTACTCTTTGCCTGAGAGTAGTTCTTGCAGACTGGGCTGGCATGGAAGTACTCCACCTCGCCATCTATCTGCTTAACCAACTCCTTAGGGTCAACATCACGAACATCAGCAGTAACGATGTGCTGACCGAAGTTATTGCGATAAACACCGCTTATCTTCTCGTCATACTCCACTGCCACCACTGGGTCAATGATACCCTTCAAGCCTTCCTCAACAAGACCGCCACCGCTAAAGTATGTTCCAGCCTTAATGAGAGTGCCATCCTTCAGGGAGAACTTAGGTTCCTCGCCAGCAATCTCTGCCTTGCGATTCTCGCCCAGAGCCTGAACAATATGAATCATCTTCTTGTTAGCCATCTTCCAGCCGCTCGGCATATCATCAATGGCAGTCTTGATAGCATCATCCACCTCATCAGGAGTGTTCAGACTCTTCAAATCCTCAGCCATATCTGCCGCCCCACTCTCCTTTCCGTCAGCCATATCACGGAGGGAAAAAGACACATCACCCACACCCAAGAAAATCTGGTCTTTGCGAGCCACGTCCTCAGTAGATTCAGCAAGAGTTTTTCTTCTCTCCTCAGGAGTCATGTTCATTCTTTCCTGCACATTTCTTGCTTCCACTTCACCTGCAAGCGACTTATAGCTATTGAAATCATCATTCTTTGTGTAGGCATTATACAGACCTCTGTTCTTCTCTATGAGAGCCTTCGCCTCATCTTCCTTACCTTCTGCACGTAGCTGCTTAATCTGTTTGGTGACCTCATCGAACCTCTTCTTGACTTCACCTCTAACCAATCTAGGACTACCGCCCTTGGCAAAGCCCTCAATACCTTGAATAGCATGCTGAATCTCGTGATTCAATATGTCATTCATATATTTCAACTCATCAGCATGAATGGTTATGGTGTTGGTTTTTGAATCATATTCACCATGTGAAGGCATATCGTTCATAATGGCATCCGTATCAATACGAACACCCTTCAACTGAGGATAAGCCTTAAATAATTCAGGTGCATCAATCACATCAAATAGTTTGCCGCCATTCCAGAGCATATCATCCTCGTAACGCTTAACGATGTGCCCACCGCCTACGTCCATCGTGTCCTTTATCTTGGCATCAGGCATTTCGTATCTCCACTTGCCATCAGCACCACGCTCCCAGCCAGTAGCCATCTTGATAGCCTTGGCATCCTTCTTCTTCTCTTCCATCTTGCGAGCCACAGAGAGGTTATCCATACGGAAAGTACGCTCCTCTGCCTTGTCAGCAGCAGCCGCACCACGCTCGCCAGCGAGAGAGAAACGGATATTGTCGCTACTATTGATAGCATCCATAGTAACCTTCTGTCTATCCTCAGCATTTCCACGCTCATAACTGCTCACATCAATGCCAGCCTTCTTCAAGGCATCTATAACATCACTTGGAGTATCGCTAGGAACGATAGCCTTCTCAAACTCATCAAGTCCGTAAGGTCTCATAAACTTGGTTTCAAAATAGAACACCTTATAGTCTTTCTTGATTGTATCAAGCAACTTATTGTATCTATCCATCCACTCATCAGATACCTCAATATTATAAGCCTTCTTCAAATACTCCTTTTCATTTCCCTTATGGTCAGTAAGTTCAACCATACGAGAAACACCGCTATCATCAAACGCATATCTGTTGTTGGAGCCAACACGGATTTCGTCAGACAACTCCAAGAACTCCTTGGTAATCTTGTCTTTTATCTGATTATGTCTCTCATCGCCAAAAGGAATCAACTTATCCTTGGCATTCTTCATGGCAGCAAGCGTATTAACCTCAGGCGAGTTCTTTGCTATGAACACACCCAGTTCCGAACCGAAGGCAGTATAGCCACCAGCCACACCCTGCTTCTTCATGAGCTTCACGGCATTGTCTATAGTGTTAGGGATATACTTAGGCTTACCGCTAGGGGTAGTGCCATTATAAAGCATTTCCTCAACACCATATTCCTCTGTCTTCTTATCCAGCCAAGATGGGAAATCATCAGATAACTTCTTATTATCCTCCACCTTCTTCTTTGCAGCCCCCATCGTGTCGTGAACATCTACCTTTCCATTCTTTCTGTTATTGCGAACCACATCATTCACGAAATCAGCAGCGATATAGAAGTTCTCCACGCCTTCAAGTTCTTCAAGACGTTTCTTCTTCAAAGCAACAAGCAAATGATTACCCTGCTTTTCTGCACTTGCGATACGAGCCTTCAATTTCTCACGTTGAGCATCTACGTCATTATCCTTGCCAGTAGCCTTATTCATCAGTTGAATCAGTTCTGCTACCTCTTTATCAGTATAATCAGTTTTGTTGCCATTATCTGAGATACGCATTACCTCGTTGGTAATGTCGTTGTCATACTTGCCAGTCTGATAGATAGTTTCAGGATTCATGCCCTTATCAAACAAGTAGTGCCAGTACAATCCGTCACGAACATCGCCACTTGACAAATATCCCTTCCAGCTTTCTCTTACATTGGAATAGATACCATTATCAACATCACCAAGTTTCACGTTCATGTCGGTATTGAAAGCCTTCTCGCCCTGCTTATTCATGATTCTCTCCACCTGAGGATAGGTAGGTGTCCAAGCATCAGCCGTGAAGGTTCCAGCATTCTTGCCTGTTCTCTTAGCCAGCTTCTCAGCCTTAGGAATCAGGGTAATCTCTCCATAATCAGAGTATATTCCGTTCTTGGAGTCAACAACACCCATAGAAGGAGCAGCAAAACCGCCCTGCTTGATAGCCTTTCTTAACTTGTCAACGCTGATGTTATGCATACCAAACATAGTTTTTTCGTCCTTCAATGAAAACTTTTCGCCATTTTTCTTGGTAGTTTCAGAAGAATTGTCTATCTTTGCAGCAGAACCTTCGGTTTGGGAGAGAGCGGTGTCACCTTCCAACGAAGTAGCGGCAGTGTCTGTCCTCTTGTCGCTTGCCGAAGTTTCCTTTTTAAATGCAGTCAACAACCAAGATTTTCTTTCTCCATCCCAAGTAAGACGAACACCAGCCTTATGGGTTTCACTTTCCAAGTTTACACGATTCTTACTGCTTGAAACTACACGCATATCATTCAGAATCTCCTGCAAATTATCAAGAACCTCAGGATGATACTTCACAAGTTTAGAAAGACCATAGCCATCACTATGTCCAGTTCCTTCTTTGCCCCAAACCAAATCAATATCACCAATGTCCTTGTGATAAAGAGCACCAACAGCTTCTCCACCACGAACCTTCTTCAAGAACTCTATAGCAGCTTTAGCTTTACCACGGAACTGATTGTATATATTTCCAAAAGCACCAACACCAACTGGCTTGATTTCAGCAGCCCCAACTTTAGTGTTGCTCATGCCGTCAATGAGGTTATCAACCATACCATAGCTATCATCCACCGCCTTCTTCAAAGCAGCAGGAATCTCGGCAGGAACATCTTCCTTTCTTCTCATTCTTCTAACCACGTAGTCAATAGCTTGGGCAGCATCAGAAGTAAAGATGCCAGTCTTGTAGTTGTACGACTGGGCATTGTTCATACCATAACCAACATCATGTGTCTCATGTGGGAGATTCTGCATTTCGGTCAGAACCTCTAACACCTTGGCATTGTCGGCAATACCCTTCATGTTGCCAATGGCAGCACTAACAATCTGGTCAGCCTCATCATCAAGCAACCCCTGCTTGGTAGCCGAAGACTTCACCTCATTGTCCGAGATATTAGGATATACCTCAGTAGGATGAGCCACACGACCATCAGGCAAAGTGATATAGTATCTTAGTGGACGATTTGTAATATCGCTCACTACATAGCTATCAGCAGTTGGCTCATATACTCTCTTCTCCTTGCCGCCAGCAGTCTCTTCGATGTGATAAGGAACACCATTCACCTTATACGCATCCGTCAATGTAGAAAGAACTTCCTTCTTCTCCTCATCACTGAGTTTCTTGCCAGCTTCATAGCGGACTGGTTTTGACTTCAACGAGAACTTAGGAGCATCAGCTATCTCCTGATTGATGCTGTTCACGACATCATCAGTAACAATATCGCCCTCCTGAATCTGCTGAGGTTCACGACCAGCATTCTTCACAAGTTCCGCTTGCTCTGCTCTGGTCAAGATACGGTTCACCTTCATCGCACCAGTAATCACCCAAGGGTCAGTCTCAGGGTTCGGGTTGGTACGATACATATAATAGCCATCAGTAGGCAGATGTTTCAAGCCAGCCAATGAATGCTGATACTTGCCCGATGGATTGATACCCTCTTGGCGAGCTTCCTCCTGATAATCAACATCAGCAGCATACTCCACCTCAGCGAAAACGAAATTCTTAGGGAAGAGAGTCTTGTTGCCATCAGCATCCTTGCGGTTGAACTGAATAGCGTAAGGCACTATACCAAGATGCCAGCCTGGTCTATAGGCTAGCTTACCGCTACCGCCTTGTGTTCCCTTGCCGCCCTGCTTAACCTGAGGTCTGCCAGTCTTGCTTTCTCCTGCAATAGGAGCCGCATCAGCATCAAGCCATACACCAACCGGAGTAGCAGCACCATCAGGGTTCGCTACCATTGGTGGATAGAGTTTGCCATCCTTTAGCACAAATACCTTGTAGCCGATACCCTTCTTCTTAGGCTCAGGCTTCTGACGGAGAGAGAATGAAACATCTTCGCCAGTCTCAGAGTTTGTCACCTGACCATTGGCAGTCTTCACGTAGGCTTGTTCGATGGAGCGAAGAATCAGATTCATATCATCAGAAAACTCCGTTCCATGAAGAGCCATCAAGAATCTATTGACAATCTCATGCAATCTTGCAAGCAAAGGATGAGACATTTTGAGCAAGAGAGTATGAGCATAGTTTGCGTCTCTTATCCAACTACCCAACTGGTCAGCGACAACCTCTTCCTCATAGGCAGTTCTACCACCATTGTAGAATACGTTGTTTTCATTGTACAAAGAGGTTATTCTGTCTGTTTCCTTATTGAAAGCATCCTCTCCCATCATATCCTTTACAAGGGTCTTTAACTCATCATAAGCAGCAGGATTCTTTGTTCTCATTTCGTGAGTCATTTCGTGACCGAAAATAAACTGAACACATTCTGTAATGGAAGAATCCAATGTTAGATATATTGTATTGGTCTTATCATCAAACCATCCGTTTGCATTCTTATCTGAATACTGCCATTGAACATTAGCACCCATCATCTTTGCTAACTTCTCTAAGGTCTTGCGAGTCTTCTCGCCCACGATATTGTCAACGACCTTCATATCATCCACCTTATTCTTCTCTACGTCAGCAGCACGCTCGGCAGTTGTCTTCTGCTTGCCATTCTCCTTGGCAGAGAAAGGAAGGTCAGATTCATCACGCTGTGCGCCTAAAGGAGCTTCATCTGTAGCATCCTCAGGAACATTTATATTATCATTTATATTGTCATTTTTCTGCTCATTATCCGTTTCATTAGACAAATCATTAGATTCATTATCCGATTCATTATCCAACTTCGCCTCTGACTTCGCCTTCAACTCAGCCTTTTCATCCGACTTCGCCTTCAACTCGGCCTCTGACTCAGCCTCTGGCTGCTCAGCATAGGCTGCATTCTCCTGAGCACGTTTCTGCTCTTCAAGTATGTTCTCTGCCTGAGCAATGCGAATATTTTCAACAAAATTCCTTGCTTCCGATGCCTTGAAACCGCTATTGAGTACACCGATGAGAGCATTCCGAATATCCTGAGTGTCGAGTGATTCAAGGTTGGATGGACGATTCTCCCACAAGCTATGAACGAGCGCATCAATGGTAGTTCCCTTGCCATCAGCAGCGAGCAACTGAGTCTTGGCAAAGTCTTCTCTGCTCAATCCAGTCTCTTGCTTAACACCCTTGCTTGTCTCTGTTCCCTCATAGTTGAGAGTGTGAGCACCGAGATTACTTGCCACATACTCCTCAGCAGTAAGCGGAATGGTATCTGTCACATCAATGCCAGTACCATCATACAGACTATGAAGGAGAGAGCCGATGGTATCTCGGTAGAGTTGTGATACAGCCTCAGCATCATCCTTCACCGCACTCTTCAAGCGAGCGAACTTTCTTCTTGCCTTCTCAATGAGTTCCTTTCTACCCTCAGCAGTATCTTCCACCTTGGCAAGTTGTCGCTCATTATAAGCATCACGGATAGCGATAGCAGAGTCATAAGCCGCCTGAGCATCAGCAATAGCCTTCTCCTTGGCATCCTTGGCAGCCTTCTGTTCCACGAAAGTCTTACCCTTTACGGTCATGTTGCTAGCCTTGTCGAGTGCCTTCTTTGCATCAGATACATATCCAGATACGATACTATCTGCATCCTCACCAAACTGAGAGTCATACAACTCAGCAGTCTGTGCGGCAGTCAGCTTCGAGAAGTCAGGATTGCCATCCTCCAGCATTGGAACCTCAGTACCATCTTCAAGTGTAATGGCAGGAGTCTGCTCAGGAGCAGGAGTATTCTCCTCGGCATTAGATTCCGATTGATTATTCTCCTCATTAACGATATTGGTATTCTCATCCAAAGGTGGAAGCTCACGATGGTTGTTGATATAATCAAATGATGCAGACCATTTTTTGCCATCCTTATCTTCAAGGATGATACTGCCCTGTTCATCAATACCGACAACTTTTGATAGAGTGTTTTCCTTTGGTCTTCCGAAACCATCGCCACTCATCCATACCTCACTACCTTTAGGCAAACCGAGATTTGCAAGCCGAGAATCCTCATCAGATTCTTCTCCACTATTATCCTCTATCATTGAGGATTCAGGCATAGCTTGTTTGTATTCATCGAGCGACATAGAAGAGATTGTAGCCACATCTTCTTTATTCACAGCATGAGGAACAATAGTACCATCACTCTTCAACTCAACTACCTTAGCTTTAGCACCAGCATCACGGATAAGGAATAATCTAGAGTCAGGGTATTTGGTATTACCATCCTTGTCGAGCACATCAACGAGCACCACATTACCATTATCATTGAGAATCTGATTGAAGTCAAACGAAGGTTGAGTCTCTTCTGTCTCCTGATTCTGCTGGGCAGCACGTTCTTTCTCCATCTGTTCACGCTCAGCCTTGGCAGCTTCCAGTCTTTTCTGGTCTTCCAAGTCTTTCATCTGCTGCAAGTCTGCAAGCGAATAAGGATTCTCCACCACGTTACCATCTATAGAGATAGCAGCAGTACCATCACCATAGTCAGCCAACACCTCATAGGTATGTTCAGCACCATCAGTATCAGTCACATTAAACTGGGAGCCAACTTCAACGGTTCCATCAATGATACCAGCAATCTCTTTGATAGCATTCTCTTTAGCATCAGCTATCGCCTGAGCCTTCACATCATCAGCAGGAAGTTCTTCACCCAGTTCAGCAAACATCAACGCTTCAGCATGTTCAACACTATTCGTTGTCGGGTCATAATAGAGAATCATATCATCGCTATTGCTTACATCAATGGAGCCATCATCATGAGTAGCAATATTACCACTGATAATGTACACACCATAGTCTTCCAAGCCGCCTGATGCTTTGATAGTAGCGTTACGGACAGAGCCACGACTCTGGTCTGTGTACATATCAACTCTCTGTTCTGCCTGATGAGCAGCGAGGTTAACCTTATCTTGTGCATCATCAACCACGCCTTGGTATCGGGCAGAAGACAACTGGTAGTCATAGATAGCTTGGTCAAGTTTATCATCCTGCCCTGTCAGGGATTCCAGTTCATCATCACTCATAGCAGATAACTGCTGCTCAGAGATACCCAATGCTGCTGCAAGAGTCTTCATCTGGTCTTCCTGCTGAATCTGAATATCATGCTTGTCTGCATCATCTGCATCATGACCCTCAGAGTAAGCGTTATCAATATCCGTTTGATGCTGCTCCTCAGGAGTTGTTGGCTCGTTAGTAATCTCTCTTGCATTCATTTCAGCAGTCTTGGCAATATTGTAGCCACGCAACTTCATCAGGTTCACACCATAGTTGACAGCAGCATTAATCTGCTCCTTACTCATGGTATCTCTCTGACGGAGAATGCCAGCCAGCACACTACCCATTTGCTCATTGGTAGCGTTGTCTATCTTATCCTTGATTTCTGACCAGTTATCGCCCATCAGGTTCTGAGCATCAGTATCAGCCACGTTCACCTTGTTTCTGAATCGGTAGTACTGAGCACGATTGTAGACACCTTTTACTGGTCGGGAGCCAGCACCCATCGCATACATAGAACCAACAGAGATAGCCATACCACCGATGATGTCGAGTTGCTGCTTAGTATCAAGGAGGTCACTCACCTTACCTTCACCATCCAGCAGGGCATGAAGAGGAATACCAATTTCCTCCTCCATCACTTCCTCAGCGAAACCATTGATACCGAACTTCTCCATCCACTTTTTGGAATTGGTGTACCAGCCGCTCTTGCCAATATTCTTGAAGAACTCAGCAGAAGCATTCATACCATGTTTCTCCATGAAGTTGACAGCACCCTTCTTGATACCATAGTTGTGACCAAACAACTTCTCTGTGTAGTTCTCCACCATGGCAGAGGTCAGACCTTTATAGAGAGCAGTACCCATAGACTCGCCACCCTCATGCAGTAGGTTTCCATTCTCATCGAAAGTACCAAACTTATAATCACCCTTCTCATCCTGATACAGATTACCAAGATGTCGCTGCATGATGTCAGCACCAGTCTTCAACGCTTGCTCAGTTCCAGCCATTGCATACGAGCCGATTACATCGCCAGCCACGATACCAGTATTCTTCAAGATTGCAGCACTCACCTTGCCCATACCACGCTTGGCAGCAAATTTCAAGGCTCCACGACTGATGCCCTTGGTAATGCCACCATAACCGCCAGTCAGGAAAAAGTCAGCCATAAATGGGAGACTCTGCCCTGCAATCTTCGTCCAGCGATAGATGTTACCCATCTTCTCGTCTTCGAGAGCCGCAGCAGCATCCGCACCCAGTTTACTCTTCAGAAGCATCTTATCAGAACCAGAGAGAGGAATATTGTTATCCATCTTTGTCTTGATACGCTCCATCTGTCCCATGGTAGCGAAGTCAGTCAGACCGAAATCCCATGTCTTGGCAGTAAAGGCTGTATTGTCAAGAGCCTTCAAGGCATCCTCACCCCAGCTACTTGTAGGATATTGTTTCACCGCTTCAAGCGCACCAATCTGCTCAGTAACCAGAGCAAGAGAGGTTGCCAGCTTATTTCTATAGTCACTCTGCTCAGCAGTTCTTCCGTTACCTGCACCGATACTAGCACCATAAGAGAGCAAAGGATTTCCGTGTTGACGATTATCCTCAGCGATAAGAGCTTCAATCTCTTTCTTTCGGGCATAGGCATCAGCCAGTTTTTTGTCAAATTGCTTTTGAGCACCCTCCTCAGTAAGGTAGGTTCCATTCTTGCCGATGTTCTCCTGCAAGTCATAGTTGCCATTCTGGTCACGCACATCTAAAGCAGACGGTATCTCACCTGTATCTACCGCTTGCTGATAAGCGTTATTCTGCTCATCAAGGATAGCTTGTTTCTGCTCAGCTTCAGGGAGAGAATAAGCATTCTCGTTGTCCGATGTAACGTATGCCCCAGCCTTGCCAGTCTCAGGATTGTAAGCGAACTCATCCTTCACCACATTGTTTGCATCACCACCGTAAGGAGTTTTGTGAGTACCCAAGTTCACACGACCGAAATCCTTCTGCTGTTTCTGCTTGCGTTGTTTCAGTCTGTGGTATCTTCCAGCATTGTCCATTGTCTGCTGAGCACTAGCTGAGATAGTTTCTGCTCCAGCAGAAAAACGAGCACGGTCAGCAGCACTCATAGGAACACTACCGCCCTTCGCTCTGGATGAAGTCTTACTACGAGGTTCAAAGAGTGCAGAGTAGAAACGCTCATAGGTATTAGGAACATCAAAGTTCTGAGCCTTCAAGTTCTCATAGATAGCGTGTCTGTTATCCGCACCGCCCTTTCCGTCTCTTGTCAGAGCACTCTCAAACCTATTGTAATCATCAGGCACATCATAGTTCTGTGCTTTCAGATTCTTGTATAAAGTGTATAATGGTCTTTCTGCCATGATATATATATTTGTTTGTTATCAATTCTGTTACCAGTTTACACCAGTCTTCTTCTTTCCACCATTGTTAGATGATGTATGATTCTGCTTAGTCTTTCCGTGCTTACGCTGATAGGCAATCTTCTGAGCCTTCTTTCCTGCTGCTGTCTTAGGTGAATAACCCATCTTCTTCACTTCCTTTGCCGCCTCAGCCATGCCCTCAGGGTCTTTCTCCATCAAATCCATATACTCATCAACCTCTCCAGAGTAGGAACCCCTTCTTGAACTGCCACTACCCGACTTATTAGCACGAATACGACCAGTCGCAGCATTGATACGCTGGATAGCCTCCTGTGCTTGCCAGTGGGAAATCTGCCCATCAGCAAGAGCCTTCTTGATAGCCAAGATAGACTTCTTGTAGTCTGCATCAGTATCATACTTCATCTTCGACAAGTCAAGTCTTCTGTTACCTTGGTCTATTCTCTGCTGTCCTTGGTCAGCCTTCACCTTATTGATGTCGTTCTGCATATCGTGATACCTCATCTGCTCAGCAAGAGTCAGGTTGTTCTTGCGAGCTTCCTCATCAAGAGCGAGTGCCCTCTGATACCCAGCCAGCCATGATGCCCGATTCTTTTCTCTCTGAGCATCCATATAAGCCTTGCGTTTATTCACCGACTTAGTCATATCCGACTCAGGATTGTGTACCACCTTTGCACCTTTGGTAGCAAAGTAGATATTGGATAGCGCACGGAGACCATCACCCAGAGCAGCGATACGAGCCTTGGTACGCTCCTTCTTCTCTCTGTTCGCCCTCTGCTCAGCAGTCTCATTCAGTTCAGGATTCAGTATCTTATACATATCAGCATAAGACAACTGCTTAGGCTGAAGTTTCGACTCATCCTTCTTCACAATAGGGACAGATGGCTTATCCTCCTCATAATTAGAAGCACTCTGATTTACATCTACCCCATTGGCGATGGCTTGTTGAGTAGCGATAGTCTTCTCTCTAGCCGCCTTCATCGTAGGTGTTTCATTCTGAGGAGTAGCAGCATTCATCTGGTCAACCTTCTTTCCAGCCGCATCAAGTTGCTGCTGAGTGAAGACTGGAGCCTGAGTCTGTGCCACCTTCTGTGCGGCATCCACACCACTCTGCTGCTTGTTGATAACACTCTGTGTAGTCTTCAAGCCATTATTGTTTCGTAACATATCTGATGCTTTCATAGTCTATGCTTTAATCTTCTTTGGCGCATTGTCACCAATCATATTGTTCAAATCATTCGCTACTTGCTGCTGGGTAGGAGCCGCACCCACCTTGGCATTCAACTTAGCCATATCTGCATCGGTAGGCTGTACCACGTCAGGACGAGCCACCTTACTCTTACCAGCACCACTATCAATAGTTGCAGCGATATTGGCAGCAGTACCAGCCACGCCAGCCACCGCATTGGCAGTATCAGCAGCCTTCTCAGCTTCCATACCCATCTGTTGGTTCTGCAACTGATTCTTTCTGTTCATGTACTTCTGTTCGATGTTATCCTTTCGGGCATCATTTGCAGCTACAATCTGTGAGGTAGTATCAGCAAGAGTCTTGTTGTTCGCCTCCTTCACCGCAGTAGTAGAATCTTCCGTACCGCCCATTACCGCTTGTCTTCCCTTAGCAGCCTTGTTTCTGTTCTTAATCTGCTCCTGCATCTGTGTGAGCAAGCGAACCGTATCAGCACGCTTGGTCGGGTCGGCATTGTATGTTCTGTCATACCATGCCTGATTTTCTCTCTGTTGCTGGGCAATCATCTGCTCCTGCTTACGTCTCGCCTTGCGGTTAGCTATACCGCCAGCGATGCTGCTTGCAAGTCCAAGACCTGCCCCAATTAATGCTCCTAACATATATATGTATTTTAATTATTAATAATGGTACAAAGATACTGATACCATCCGAGAATCGTATTTTATCCATTTATTTAAGCTGGTAAGTTAACGGATAAAGTTTCCGTTTGCCAACAAATTACTATCTTTGCACCAAAATAGTTAAAACAATGGCAGCAGATAGAAATACAAAAGGTCAGTTCGAGAAAGGTCGGGCAAAGACTGGAGGTAAACAGAAAGGTTACGAGTCTCCTATCACAAAGGAGTTTCGTGAGTTGTGTGCTGACTTTTCTAGAGAGGCTTGGGAAGACTTCATGGCTGCATGGTATAAGTGTGAGCCGAAGGACAAGGTATCAACTTTCATCAAGATACTAGAGTTTAACTGCCCTAAGCTACAGACCGTCACTCTTGACGATAAGCGTGAGGTTCACAATGCCCTCACCGAGAAGTTGAGACAGATGTCAGAAGAGGAAGGATAATATTAAAATCTTCATAATATAAATTTTAAATAATTAGAAAACGATTTGTTTTTTTCATAGGTTTTTGGTTTATAGGTTTTAAGATTGTTAGGATAACGAAATAGGGAATGCGTGAGCACTCCCTATTCTTTTTTTATAATATTCACCACGTAAGTGTTAATTTCATGTTAAAATCAAGTATTTGTTTGGTTATATCCAAACTTTTGTATACCTTTGCAGCAGAAATAATAACAATAGTAAGCCCTCGCTAACACGGATAAAGCAAACAATATGGCAAATGTAGCATATATAGAAGAGGAAGTCTTCCAGTTAAAAGACAAGACCTTCGACTTCGGAGTACTGGAGAATCAGAATGATGTTCACTACGAACCATTAGAGTTCTCTAACATAAAAGAAATGAAATCGTACTACAAAGACTGCAAATACATTGGCAGCTATGATATATATAATTGCGATTACGAAGACGATGTTAAGACAGAAGTCTTCTATGACAAGGAGAATCAACAATATATCGGAGTATATAAGAAACAAGATTAATAATCATACAGCCCTCGACATCACGGTTAAGTCATTCCATTATGACAGCATTAGATTTTAACGACAGAGGTCAGGCAAACGTATCATTCAGCGAGTTCGACAACTACATGAACGAGCGTAAGGAACAGGGTGATTACACCGAAGAGAAAGACGGAATCACTTATTACTATAATGGTGGCGGTTGTTTGCTCGCTAAGTACGACAACAACGAAGGTTATGGTTTTACCTATTAAATATAGCTTTTATGTCAACTCTTAAAGCTAAAGAAGTTATCAAGGAGAAGGGCATGACCATTGAGGAAGTAGCCAGCAAGATGGGAATCACTAAAGGTACTCTATCTGCTGCCCTCAGCGGAAACCCAACCGTCAGCTACCTTACAAGAGTAGCAGACGCTATAGATTGTGATATTATAGATTTATTCAGATAAGAAAAAGGGAGCCATCATTGACTCCCTTTTATCGTATTCACTATCAGCGACCGCCTCTGACTCTTCTATCCCCAGCCATATCCGTCTGCAACCCACAGAGCCAGTTCTTAGGCTTTGTATACAGAGTATTCCATATCATTCTAATCATTGTCTTTATCTCCAATAAAGTTCACGATGTTCCTTCTTCAACAAATCCCCAGTTCTACACCACCAGTCATTCGGACTCGCTTTAAGATACTCCTCAAACTCAGGGCAGTTCTCTTCGTGAGTAAGATGAGGATGAGAATTAGACTTGAACTGATGCACACACAGCAAGTCTGCATGATTGCCACCATAAATGCTTGGCGGCATAACATCTTTCGCCTGATGCCATACCTTGTTGAGGTCAATGAGGTCAGCCCCATCCAGTTCCTTCAGGACATTATCAATCTTACCCAGCACACGATTCAGGACTTCTGCCCTATCCGTTCCACCCTTAGCAATTAACCACTGGGCATCACTCAGGGCGCTTCTAATCAACACATCAAGTTCCATAAGCCAAAATTTTAATTATTAACTTCATTCAATATCTTAATCACTCTGCTAAACATAGAGCCATCCCAATCATCCCCATTATGATGCAGATGGATATAGTCATACACCGCCCTATAGAAGGTCTCGGAAGTATAGCGCAAGCCGTAGTCTTCCGTCTGAAACTCATCCTTTGCGGTCAACTCGTCACATTCAAGATGACGCTTATGAGCTTCCATCTTGCCATCTACCTTCAAGACCTCATACCCATACTCCTCACCATTATGAATAGGGCAAAGGCACAACTCACATACATGCTGCTTGCGAGCAGTTCTGACCTGACAACTGATTGACTCTATCTTCATAGCTTAATGTCTTTTCGATTTCTCGATGTTATATTGGTCACAGATGTCGCAATATGCGCCATAAGCCAAGTTGTCAACCATTTCATTGTACTTGTCACCATTATGACCTTTCACCCAGTGAAAACGAACTCCTGCCAAATGAGCAGAGCATTTCTTATATAACTCATAGAGGTCAGGATTCTTCTTTGGCTTATATGACTTGGAGAGCACCAAGATACAATACTGGCTATCTGTATAAATATCAAGATAAGCACCATCTGGACAAGACTTAGCTGCACTAATGATAGCAAGCAATTCCATACGATTGTTTGTTGTCTGTAGTCTGCCATGATTCTTCATCTTGACAATCTCTCCATCCTTCAATACGATGTAAGCAGAACCTCCTGCCTTATACTTGGAATGGTTGTCACAACTTCCATCCGTATAAGCCACATAGTTCATGCCATTATCAGGAAATGGCTCAACTGGGTCGAAATTTTCCGACTTTTCAGCCAATTTTTCTCTGATTGCTCTAGAGAATTTACCTTTAGCGTTGAACACACCAAAGTTAGCATCTGTGAGAATCATCCAGTTTACTGGTTCCCCTCCATTTGCCTTCTTCCACTTCCTTTCATCAAGATAATCATAAAGACTCTTGATGTACTCATCTGTTCCATAGTTCTTCGATATACAATATCTCTTGAACTTCTCATAAGTAGGTTTATCCATAACTAATTGTTTATTATATATTTTCTTTCTTTCAATGTAGGTTACCAAAACAAACATCTAAGCAATTAACAGAAAAATCCGTCAGGGATTCCTCCAATACTCATGTCTCTCTGAATAACCTTTTCACTCTGCTTGCCATAGATAAGATGCCTGAATCCATCGGTCACCGCCCTATTAGCGATAGAGTAAGTACAAGCAAGGACTACAAATCCAAGAGTGCCGACAATAAAGTCTGCCTTGGGTTTTCTCGTTCTCAACAAAGTTCTCTTCGTTTCTTCCTCATTCCTGATGTCAAAGGAATGTTTCTCGGCAAGAGTAGAATTAATCTTACCACTGGCAATAAGTCTTTTCTTTATTCTCGAAACAGAACTACTACTTGTATTGAGAGCCTTCTGAAATTGCTTTATTGTGATAGCTTTACCTTTGGCACCGACCTTTTCACCCTCAGGTGCTTTCATGCAACAGTCCTTATGCTCGGCAGCACAAATCTGAAATTCAAAAAGTTTCTCGTTTATAAGATTGAATAATTCCTTCAAGGTATAATCTTTTACCTCAAACTTACATACCATAGCACCACGATACTCACGACCCTTTCGAGTCCACTTTATCGTATTGTCACGGAACGAAGAGACAATAACCTTGTTTCCGTCTACCGAAAACAAAGCATCATCTTTCATGTCTTGAATAAGTCTTTCTGCTTTTGGTTTACCAATATGTAATCCTTTCCTCAATTTGTATTCCGTAACATTCCACATTACAGAATTGCTATGCTGCATCTTTATCCAAATAGCAACAGCAAGAAGTTCCTTCATGCTCTTACTTGAAGAGTATGCTTTCAAAAGTTCTATGGTTACATTTATATACTGCATAACATAAAAAAGAGTCCCAAAGTCTTGGTTGCAGCAAGAACTAAGGGACTCATATCTTGTAGGCTTACGCCTTGAAAGGAGGACTACTTTATCCAGCCAATCTGCAACATTGACGATGCAAAGATAGAAGCAATTTTTGAAACTACCAAATGTGAAAAAATATGTAATTCGTTAATCTGTAAGATATTCAGATTTTAGGTATACGCTTGGTGTGCAGTAGGTATACAAATGATTACAAAGTTAAAGTAGGTTAAAGAATATTTAGCATTCAAGTTTATTTTGTTACCTTTGTAGCGAGTAAAACAAGCAATTTAGTTTCTTTAACTATTTTATGTTACTATTTTGTTACTCACTAAAAAGCAGTAATTCTTAATATTACTGATTATCAATCGGTTACAAGTTTAAAGTAAGCACTCATAATGTTTTTGTATAATATGA